TGATGATAATTCATTCGGTGGTCTATGTCTTATAAAAGATATTTCAAACATATATACTAAACAGCAAGTATTTAAAACAGAAATATTAGCAGCATCAATCAGAAACGTAAGAGATGTGGGCAGAGCATTTGAGTATGGTGCTCACATATGTACGTTACCTCCATCAGTTTTTGATAAGATGTATAAGCATGTTTTAACAGATGCTGGACTAGCACAATTTGATAAGGACTGGGAGAATGTTAAGAGTAAGGTGCAAAGTTTGCGGGAAGGAACTTAGTGATACAAGTGGAAAGAGTCAGTGCTGTGGTTGTTCTAATATGACTTCTATAATAGGAGATAGAATCACAGCGAAAGACTTATCACAAGTTGTTATTGTATCGAATACTATAAAGAAAAATACATATGAAAACACATTAAGTGACTCTGATATTGCTTGGCAACAGCAAAGAAAGTCAAGAAAAATTCGTAAGTTAGATTTTGAAGTTCGCTAAATATAAGTACTTAGACCTACAACTCACCACTCTTTTCAAAGGTGAGGCGGTCATAAGGGAAGATTTTAAAACTAGAATGGATATCAAAAAGGAACTTGATGAAGTTCAAAGAAGGATAGACGAAATTAAAAAAAGTCAGGAAACTCTCAAAAAGATTGCTGATTTGCAGGAGAAACAAGATAAAAAGATGGCGAAACGACCATATAGTGGTCCTTACGAAATGATGTGATATAATACATAATAAAAAGCAATCCGTTATGATCAAGCAATTGTTTACAGAATTTCCCTTAACTGACTTTCCTCAAGAGAGAACAGTTACCGAGGAAAAAATACGCAAGTACACATACACTAAAGATGAAGTGGATGAGTTGATCGCTGCTGCTGTCAAAGAAGCAGTTGATGAAGCAGTAAGAATTGATGAAGCATCAATGGCAAAGCATAATCGTGATGCAACTGTCATCAGTATGATTCTAGGATTCACTACACTTGCGTTGTTTGTAGATGGGTTGTTAAGAATGTTAGGTATCATCCCACCATTTATGGATTTGGATGTGAATATTTTAGAAAGAATTGCTGATAGAGTTGAAACTGATGTTATAGATAAAGTAAGGCAAGTTCCGATCCAAAAACTATTCAGATAAAATGAAGATCAAGATTGATTCGTTACCAAATAAGAATCGTAGATCTAAGAAACTAGAAAAGAAAACAATTGTCAGTGAGAATGAAGACGATGAAATAATTCGTATTCATACTACACATGATGACGGTTGTTAGTCTTGACTAACACACTTTTTTCTACTATAATACTAAGGTAACATTTTAAAGTAATGACACTTACTACAAAGTTTAGAAAAGACATCAGCATTTTAACTGATGCTATTAATAATGACATATTCTTGGATGTTAAATATCCAAAACTTTATAAGAAAATTTGTAGACATTATCAAAACGATATAATCTTAGACGGAGAAGATCCAGATAAAGATTATAGTCTTATTCTTGAATGTATAAGACAAGATTTAGAAAACATAGTGGAGGGTTCATGACAACAAAAGTGATTTACGAAAGATCACCATACCGATACGTAGAGGTAGGACTTCTGAGAAACGGTTTTCCAGACTATAGAATACAAAAATACGACGACACAACAGAAAGATATAATGACATGTATCTTTTAGATAGTGGCAATCAACTTGATTATGCTATTGAAGATTTTGAATACACCAAATGGTTAGATCCTGATGACATCTCCTGTTATAAAAAAGAACATAGTGAAGAAACCTTGGGGAACTTATGAAGTTCTTCTTGATGAACCTAATTATAAAGTTAAAAGAATAATTTTATATCCATATGAAAGGTTCTCTTTACAGTATCACAAACACCGTGAAGAGCATTGGGTGATCGTTGAGGGTGATGGTATTGTTCAAGTAAAAAGAAAAGAGTATCCTGCGATTGTTAGGTCGCATTGGGTAATTCTTCCGACAGAATTGCATCGTGCAACAGCAGGACCAAATGGTTTAGTTTTTATTGAGACACAAACTGGTAAATGCGAAGAAGATGATATAGTAAGATTAGAAGACGATTACGGAAGGACGGGTTGAATATTCCCGTCCTTTTTGGTATAATACATATATTGGT